CCTGGCAAGGTTTCATCACTAAATGTCTAATTTAGACACTCCACCTGTCAACTGACAGGATTTAACTCGACTCAGTTAGAGCCAAGGACCTAGGTTCGGCCACTCGAAAGAGTAGCCGACGGCTTTTATCGGCCGCTTATGTCTGCCTCTTAAGGACTCCCGAGATTTTCGGAAATCCGAAATGAGACCTGACAAGAATGCCGTGAGGCACCCTTGCTCAGAAACACATGCGTCTATGCTTGGAATTCTTCTATACGAGTAATCGTATCCTTGGAATCCAAACTTACGTCTGGACCCGAGGCCGGGTGTGGCACGGTCAAAATCCGTGACGAAACCGGTGTCACCGACTCCTTTTGGGATGAGGTGACGGTCAGCTGGGGCAATCGCTGTAAAACAGTGAAGCCAAGCTGGAAGAAAGCGTACATCGCAACCATGGCCACCGTAATGGCGGCCAGCGTAGTGACGAATCGCGTTAGCATAGATATAGTGGACTGTTTCGTAATCATGATGTTGCGTCCTAAGGAAAAACGGACGCACATTCACACCTGCGAACCAGTCGGTACCACAGCTTTCGTAGAAAAGACCTGAGCCAAAAGTCTTCTCTGGGTTCACTCTGAATCCTAGGAGATCTAGAGCCCACCGAAGGGATGGTAACCTTTTTGCTGGTAGGATAATGTCATCGCCATAAGCTATGACATCACCCCACTCATCGATTTCAGCCGTGGCAAGAGCCACAGCATAGAAGATAAGTGTTTCCAACTCAAAAGTATAGCCATTCCCCATGCTAGACCATTTATTTAAGTCTACACGAGTACCATCAACAGTAGTTGATGACACACGGGCGTACTTAAGGAGCTCATACCATCTAGATGGTATGAGACTCGCTACTAACTCAGAAGAGATAGTATCACTGGCGCTAGACAAGTCTACCGTTGCAAGGCCCTTATAGTAGGCCTGGGAGGCCAACCTCTGGTTGTTTTCCTGCGTGGATAGATCGAGGCCAAAAGCCGCGAGACGTTCACGTATTAATGCACCGATACCTAGCTGGACATAAATGTTCAGGTCAGGTTCGATGCAGATAACACGATCTGTCTTTGCGTTTTTGGGAACGGTGGTTAACTTTGAGGACTCCCGAATCCGAAGATCGGGGCCGTCTGCCCGCCACTGATGTGGCAGGCAGAATGTCGCAAAGCTAACCATTTCCTTGGTGCCGTCGAGAGTACGTTGTTTGTGAAACTTCGTGCCCTGAGTAACAACCCCGGAAAGAGACGTGGTAGCTCCTGGACCAAAACGCATGTTGCGCTCGCAGAATGCGAGTTTATCATGCGTAAGCGGACCTAGTATCCTCCTGATAATGCGTCTCACCTTGAAGATGAGTGAATGCACATCAGGAGACACAACTAGTGCGTTATGTTCTAACGATACTAGGCGCTTATTGGTTTCGGAACAGAGAGTCTCTGACTCGTAGAACTTACGGACTGCTACCTCCCGCTTATTAACGGATAAGGGTAATCTCGGACACTTCGACAGCATAGTCGTGACTAAAAGATCATCAGCAAAAGATTGCGGATTATCGTAATGATCAGGATTAACTGTCAAAGATAAGAGATCATCCCACTGACCGTGTTGGGCAAGGAGGGAGGCGGTAAGAGCGCGCGGTGATCCAATAGTCTTACAGATTTTTTGGAAAACTGCTAGCTCGGACTTAAAGATCCGAGCGTCATAGGTTAAGCCCATGATGTACACCTAAATGGTAATGGTGGAAGATGCGCCGTGAGGCGTTAAGGTAATCCGAAGAGGATTACCACATCGGTTCAGCGTCCTTGATCATCGCGATGACCGCAGCGTTGTCCATCCAGTTCGCCACATAGGCGCGCAGATTTGCACGCTCAGCAGCAGTCATCTGATCAGGAATTACGAAGTAACCCTTGAACAGACCGGTGTAAGCCACCGTCGAAACTCCGTTCACCGTCGAGAGGACGGGATAAGAGAAATCGAAGGTGACGCGGGTCGTCTTGCGTTGCGATGTAGCCGGCGAGAAGCCGAACATCGAACGCAGATAACCCGCGACGGAACCCGCTGATCGCTCGACGAAGGTCGAGAGGCTCGGCGAGATACCTTCAGGGTTGAAGGTCTTTGCCACAGGAGTGGCTTGGCCGTCAAGAATGACGGGGGCAGTGGTGATTTGACTCATTTCAAGTTCCTTAAAAGAGCAACGGCATTCGCGGCTTTCTGTATAGATAAGCTGGGCGAATAAGTAGGCATAGCGGGTGAAAGACTCCTTTCGAGAGCCCCTCGGTACCGCGATTTCGTAATAGCAATGCTAGCGCCTGGTTGGATTTGAACCCAACCAGAGTTAGTATTGATCGTACGAATATCCCAGATGGTATCAGAGCCAAAGGAACGACCGACCGTAAGGTCGGTAATTCCAACCAACGCGTCGAAAGAATTAAGACATGAAGAAATGTCAATAATCCAATCGACAACGAAGGAATAAGGCACTGATTCCCATACAACCATTGCAGGGTTTGTGATTCCGAGAGACGACAACGTCTTTAGAGACGTAGAGTCGACAAACCAGCGGGCAACCGCCTTCTCCATCACACTACTCTGGTAAGTACCAATAGCAGTGGTTCCGAAAGAAGTTGTGCCATTCTCAGTAGTGGTCTTTTGTACACGTGCGTATAAGGGAAGTCCTTTCTGCAATCTAGTCTGCATGGCCAATGAAAGCCCGTAGATATCCTGCATTAAGGGTGCCCAACCGTAGTTGTACTCGAGCCACTTTCTGGCAATAGCACGGGATGACCGTGTTTTGGGGTCGCGAAGTCTCCGAACAAAGTCCGAAAACGTCCTACCCGATCGGAGGCCTTGGAAAGCCCCTAAAACAGAGTAAGCCAGACCAGTTACCATATCGGTAGTTTGGCCTAGTTCCTTAACAGACACTGCTAAATTGACGTTTTGAGATTTAATCTTCCCTAAAAGCTGATTATTCAAACTGCTGGTCAACCCACCACGGTGGAGAAGAACATCAGGAGGAATAGTTGGCCAAAGGAAGGCTCTATCTACAACGTCAGGATTAGAAAATGTCTGCTCTCTTATCAACGGAGAAAGAGCTGCATAGCGGGTGGATTTTACCAATCGCGAAGTGCGTGCGAGCCAGAGATCTGCGGGTTTCGGGCGGCGAACTAGATCAGGACGAGATACCATCGCTTGCGCGATTATCACATCCTGATACGAAGTTTCGATGCCCGATTCTCGTGTGACTTCATGGTCAACAACGCGCACCTCTCGAAAAGTTGATTCATCCACTATGTGCTCCGTGTCGAGTTAATAAAAGGCTTCAAGGGGGTCTAGAGACCACACTAGGTGTG